CACTGACTTGCTCGACCGTGTATCCTTCAGGAATAGTTACTGTCTCTAATTCGGAATAATGTGTCGCAAACGTGTTTGTGTAAACTCGGCGGAAAATATCCGTGACATACTTATATTCATTTCCAATTTTAAGTAAGCCGGATGGAAAATTAGTGAAATATGTCATGATTAATATCCTAGCTTTGAACGCTTGTTTGTAAGTGTTTCGAGTTCGGTAAATTCAAGTCTAATAGTAGCTTCTGTTGGCATACCGTTAGTTCCTTGGAAAGTAGTGAACCCGTCTGCGCCATAATCAATATTCATTCCTGTTAGTGCGCAATTCGATATTCTTCTAACCCAAGTGTTTTCTAAACCAGACTTGTGATGAATTACAATTAAAAACTCGGAAGGATAAATCAAAAATACGCCAGCGTTACTGGGTTCTGGGTGCATATGTTGAACAAACGTCTCGATAATACCACCCTTACCAAAAACTGTAGTACCTTCTTTTTCTGTTCTTGGTGCAAATTTATATTCGAAAGCAAATTTTCTGAATCCCATATTTTTGAACAATTGTTCTTTGTATGGATTTTCTACTGTTTTCGATGTTGCTTCTTTTAAGTTCGTGACCTGATTTCCACCAATAGCACCAGCAAGTCTTGCAAGTTTTCTGGCTGTCAATGCACCAACATCTGTAGCCACATCTCCAAGCGAGGCTTCTCCACTAAAGTTACCAGTCGCTGCGGCACCAACAAGTCCTCCCATATCAGCAACATCATAGTTTGCTGAATATGCATAACTAAGTTTGTCTTGAATACCTAAAACAATTGATCTCGACCCCATAATCAATCTTCTCGCACCTATTCCATTGAGAGCCGCACCCGCAGCGGCGCCGCCTGCCAGGCCCAGTGCTGCCGTGACACCGGCTGACCCTGCAGCGCCTGACTTAAAGAAGTTTGATATGCCACCTTTAGCAGACATAATACCCTTTAATCCCGCGAGCGCCGCAGTACCTAATGTTTCAGCGGCAAGTTTTGCACCCTGAGTCGCGCCAGCGGCTGTCGCATGTTCCGCATCAACTCTCTGTTGTCCCGAAGTTTCGAAAATAGTACCTCTAGCACCGAGTGCGGTTGCCGCGTTGGTACCTTCTCTTACAAGAGGATAAAAAGCTATCCAATGTGTATGTTCGCTTCCTTCTCCGTTTAAATTTTCGGGATACGAAAATGTCTTAGACACTTTGTTTGTTTTATCAAACGGATCCACCATACCCGAACGGTCTCTATTAAATCTTCCCGAGGGAGAAGGAGAAGAAGCGGACTGCTTTGGGCTTGCCGGCTCTCTTTGCTGTTCTGCCATTTTTAATAAATATCCTATTGAGTTTGGTTTGGACTATTTATATGGCATACACGAAGGAGACTTTGAAAGGTCTCTATAAAATACAATATCCTAAGAAGTATATTGGAGATCCTAATAGAATTATATATCGTTCTAGTTGGGAGCTAAAGTTCATGAAGTGGTGCGATAGTAATCCTAATATACTAGAATGGGGTTCAGAAGAACTTGCAATACCTTATTTGTCACCTAAAGACAATAGGGTCCATCGTTACTTTGTAGATTTCTACATTAAAGTAAGAGAAAACTCAGGTGATATTAAAAAATACTTAATCGAAATAAAGCCTGCTAAGTTTGTTGAACAACCTAAGATACCTAAAAGAAAGACTAAACAATTTCTAAATGAGGTCCTAACTTGGGGTGTAAATCAAGCCAAGTGGAAGTATGCGACTGAATTTTGTAAAGATAATGGTTGGGAATTTATGATATTAACTGAAAAAGAACTTGGAATTAAAGCATAAATATAGACTAAGGAGATTATACAATGGCTAAAGCATCAGGAAATTCAAAAACAGTATTTGCGCCTCGCCGCAAAGGTGTGAAAATGAGCACCATGAATAAGCATAAGCGCCGCAATTTTAAGAAGTATAGAGGTCAGGGCCGTTAATGGCATCAAATAACGCCTTTCAGAAACTTCGTGCGCAAATAGGAGATGGACAGAAGTCCATTGAATGGTATATGCGCAACGTTAAGAGCCTAGTGGGCGCAAGAGTTTCTGGAAACACCGTTCTGAAATCTGATATCGGCAGTCTTACCAGTAAGGTAGAGATTGGCGCGATGTATATGTATTTCTATGACCCTAAGTTTAAAAACGAACTTCCGTTTTACGATACTTTTCCTTTAGTGTTGCCGTTTGGTCCAGCTAAAGGCGGTTTCTACGGAATCAACGTCCACTATTTACCTTATATGCTAAGAGCAAAAGTCTTAGGTGAACTTATGGATTACGCGGATTCAAAGACGCTAACTCCCACAAGCAAAATGCGACTGTCATATAATCTATTGAACAGTTTGCAGACTGCACCAGAAATTAGACCGTGCATCAAGCACTATCTGACAACACATGTAAAATCGCAATTCATGAAAATCAATCCTACAGATTGGAAGGCAGCAATATTCTTGCCAGTTGAAGCATTTGTTGGCGCAACAAAAGAAACTGTTTTCAGAGATACTAGGAGCAAGATTTAATGGAACAAGCACATAATAGCTTGGCAAATTTTCGTGCAGAGATGGGCAAAAGAGATTTTGCTCGTTCGCATAGATTTGAGGTGCAAATAATTCCGCCAGCAGAGTTGATGGGTGACGACGGTAAAAGAGTGCCCGGCGGACAAAGAATGGCCACACACTTAACATCTGCCGGTCGTTCAGCCAATCATCTATCCCTATTTGTAGAAGATGCTATGATTCCAGGAATACTACTTGGAACTAGACCAATTAGAATCAACAATTTAAATGAACAACGCGCTAGTGCCATTGATTTTGGCGGGGACTCAATTACCTTTACGTTTTTAGTTGATGCGACATGGGCAGCAAAAGACTTTTTCGGAGATTGGATGCGCGGAATTATCAATAAGAGAACCCGTGAAATTGCTTTTCCAGACAAATATTATGGTGGCATGATAGTAACTGCATTGAATAATAAAGATGAAGTAGTTGCTAAATGGGTAATAGAAGATGTATTTCCACGATCGATTGCACCCATTCAAATGTCTAATAGTAACACACAACCTATTAGATTGCCAGTGACATTTACATATAAAAGATGGTTTGTAATACCAGTTTAATTAATGAAGGACTAAATTATGCCATTACCAACTATGAATACTCCGACTTTCAGAGTGAAGTTGCATTCATTACCAAATGAAGTTGAATTCCGTCCGTTTCTCGTGAAGGAAGAAAAAATTCTTATCTTGGCTCAAGAATCTAACGAGCCAAAAGAGATGATAAAAGCGATGCAAGATATCGTTACATCTTGCTCTAATGGAAATGTGCAGGGCAGAGACTTGCCGTTCTTTGACCTACAATATGCATTTATTCAATTGCGCTCCCAGTCTATTGGTAGTGTTACAGATTTCGTTTTGATTTGCGGTGAATGCGGACACAAGACTGAGACTACATTAGATTTGAATTCGTTGACAATCGATTTTCCTGAAAATCATACGAACAAGATAATGCTTTCAGATGCCGTTGGCGTGATTATGAAATATCCAAAAGCAGAAATTTTGGTCGACGATGAAACTCCAGCATTTGATCTTGTTGTAGCGTGTATAGATAAAATTTTCGACCAAGACGAAATCTACAACGCAGAGGATGAAGGTCCAGAAGAAGTAGAAAAGTTTATTAACAGTCTTTCGACCCAGCAGTTTGAAAAGATAGTAGAATTTTTCCAGACTTCACCAAGACTTGAAAAGACAATTGATTATACATGTGTTAAATGTGAAACAGAAAATACGGTATTAATAGACGGTGTAGAAAATTTTTTCGAATAACCCTTTCTCATGATAATTTGATGAATCATTATAAGACAAACTTTATTTTAATGCAAGAACACAAATACAGTCTGTCAGAACTTGAAAATATGATGCCATGGGAAAGGGAAGTTTACATTGGATTGTTGATGACTCATTTGAAGAAAAAAGCAGAACAGAACCAACAGGATTATTAAGAAATGGCCAGTAACTTACAAGGACTATCAGATAGACTACAGACTGCCCCCAATAATGGGCCAGATCCTGTTGTCGACCGTCTGGATGAGGTTATAGGTCAAGCAAAAGACATCAAAAAATTATTGAGTTCGTCTGGTTCCGGTGCGGGGAAAGAAACTCAGTTAGAAAAGATTAAGGAAACTACAAATCCTTTTTCAGTGACTACCGTTGACGGCGAAAAAGCTGCCAAGATTTTATCCGCTGCTACAGAAAACATAAGCAAAGACTTAGAACAGTATACAGACGAAGAACGTAAAATGCTGACAGAACTTGTCAAAGAAATTGGCAAGTTGACAGAAAAGAACTTAGAGGGTTTCAATAAAGGCATCAAAGAGGTACTTGCTCTGGCTAAAAAAGGACAAGTCGTAGCAGAGGCTTCGGGTAATACAGACGCCGCAACTAGATTTGCGAATGCCGGAAAAGCAGCTAAAGAGCAATATTTTCAGGCGAATGATATGGGTCTTAAAGGAAAAGAAGACACATTTAGAAATCGCTTGAAGCGTGCCGTTAGTGGCAAAGATACGACAACGGGTACTGCAATTCCAAAAGGATTTGTAAAAACTCAACTTGAAGGCGCAAAAAGAGTCTTCACTGGAAAGCCGGGCGATCTCAGGTATGACCTTTTCACTTCCG